GCAAACATCCGCACCTCCGACTGTGCAAACATCAGCACCACGTCCTGTGCAAACATCCGCACCGCGTCCCGTGCAAACATCCGCACCACATCCCGTGCAAACATCCGCACCACATCCCGTGCAAACATCAGCACCACGTCCCGCGCAAACATCCGCACCACGTCCCGCGCCGACTATTGTTATTTCCCCTCACATCCAAATAATTATTCAAAATATTAAATTTTCACAAAGACGCTCGAACACACATGTCGATAATTTATTTCGAAAATTATCACTTTACCGCGACGAATACAAACTTTATAAACTATTGACTATTGCGCGTTTACATTTAAAACAACACTATAATGCATTATTTTACGACATTAAACATATCTTGGAAAAACAAAACATATACGACGCTACACCAACAATCCGTAAAAATTCAGTAAAAAATATACCCCGCTATCTTCAATCCATGCATACCTTGAATATATCCATTAAAAAAATAGAAGATAGTATTCAATTTATTAAAGGAAATCATAAATACATTCTTCTCGGAATTTTAGATAAATTAAAAATACAGTACCAACAAGATACGCAAAAATTACTTACACTTATTCCAAATACATACCAGCAATTTTAAAATAAAATTTAATTATATTATTAAATATTTAATAATATTTAATAATATTTAATAATATTTAATAATATTATAAATATGGAAAATATTACACCCGTCTATATAAATAATATTGTTATCGTCCTAGCTGTATATATAAATAATGATAACAAAAATTATATCAAGTTAATAAAATGTTTAAAACAATTGAGACATATTTATACAAATGAAACGATTATTGCCGTCGATAATACTTCACTAAATAATAAATGGATCGAAGTAGCAAAATCATTAAATATTATTATTTTGTCCAATTATTCCCAACTTCATAGATTTGAAATAGGTGCATATAAACTCGCTTTAAAATATTACCGCTCAAATAAATATATTTTTATACAAGGAACTATTTTTTTAAATAATAAACTCGACTTGACATCACTGGATGTACCTATACCAAACGCTACCGCGTTTAAACTACTACATAATAAGTTATCATGGAGCGATAAAGGTTTGATATTCACTAATAGTTTATTAACCTCTATACAAATGAAAAAATGGAACAACGACCCCCTTGTTTTATGGAACTGTTTTTGCTGTAATAATTTATTTATAGATAACATGTTTAAAGATAAATTATTTGACTTACCATCAAATACAAAAGAACACTCGTGCGCTTTTGAAAGGATATTGGGGTGTTATTTAAATTCTAAAATACAAAATATAGAAGAAATATCAAACAAATCATTTAATAAAATATTCTTATCGCAAGATGCTATACACTTTTAATATTCAACACATTGGTCTTTATTTTTTAGTATCATTTTAGAATAAAATAGAATATTATATTATATTAATCAATCGAATAATATAATATAAATACAATATACATACAATATACATTATACGCACATTATATACCTTATACAAAACATATGCCCGGTTTTATTTCCAACTATAAAAAGTCGACATCGCTCGAAGAACGAAAACAAAAGTCATACAAAATGACCGTAACTTACCCCGATCGTGTACCAGTCATCGTTGAAATGTCTCCCTCTTCCGCAAATTATCATTCTTATATCGCCGCCTCACATAAAATTAAATACCTCGTCCCATATGACCTGACAATGGGACAGTTTATAAAAATTTTACGCGATAAAATTAAAATTGAGCCGTCGACAGCTCTTTTTTTCTTTATTAATAATAAAATTTTCCCCATTACAACACCTGTCGGTAATATATATAAAGAACAAGTCGACGAAGATGGTTTCCTATACCTCGAATTCTGCGAAGAATCCACATTTGGATGAATACCCCGTCTATTATATTTAGTATAATGATATAAATATATATCTACTATATTTATTATACACAAAAAATAACATCATATACGCCTCGCCTCTCCTCTCCTCTCCTCTCCTCTCCTCTCCCCAACATAGCTATGCAAGACAACAATGATATTTCATTACAAAAAGTTATATATTTTTTTAAAAATAAATTTGATATTTTTAAAAACAGTCTAACACCCAATACCGCCACCAATACCGCCACCAATACCGCCGCCAATACCGCCACCAATACCGCCACCAATACCGCCACCAATACCGCCACCAATACCGCCGTCAATAATTCTATAAGACATTCACCTGTAAATATAGCTACACCAATAAATAATAACCCCACTATATATATGTCATCCTCTGATAATAATATAGGTGATAATAGTAATAAAAATAATAACACCAACAATGAAATAAATATTACTATTAAAACCACCCCGAATATCGATGCGATACATAATAAAAGACAATCGTCGGTTAAATGCAGATATATAAATGATGACTACTCTAGATATACTTATAACATTGTATCTTCACTACTCAGCAATATTGTTGATGATATTGAAACAGAACACTGTATATCTAATCGCTCAAAAAATAAAAACAAAATATACCAGTTTTATGACGAACAATGCAACTACTCTAGTTTACAAACGATACTAACACCCAGCGCCTTTGAAGAATTTCGGCAAATTGTTAATGGTATTTTATTTCCAATGCCTAATTATCTCCGCAGCCTTCTTCAAATCAAAAAATACCAAGGAGACTTATCATCTTCCACTATAAGGTATGGCGTATTTGAAACAAACAATTTTATCATCAAAATTGACGACCACTACACTATTTTTGTCCCGGAATTACTACTTATGTCGACTTTAGGAAAAGGCATTATTCCAACGCACAATATTGTTCTACCTTACTTTGTTCATATAAAAAAAGATAATAAGGATACACCCAATACACCCACTTATATGAACTTCAGTATTCAACCGCGCATAAAAAATAGCCTGTCTCTCCGTAAATGGATAAACTTGTTAAGTAATCGTTCCTATTCGGTTAATTACTATATTCAAATGTGCATCACTGTCTCGAAATCCATACTTTTTATGCACTCCCATAATATAGTCCACGGTGATATAAAACCTGATAACATATTAATCGAGTTGTCCAACAATCAACCTTATATTATAGACTTCGGAATGTCGGGTCTCCATAAAATTTCTCAAGGAACAGGCGGTACATTACCATTCTGTTGTCCGGAAACAAATAACGGATTGAATACCGCAATCGGCGAATATTTATGGATTAGAAATAATAAACAAAACGATTTATGGTCCATCGCTTTTGTATTTTCTACAATTATTATTTTCAAAAACTCATATCTATATTATGACGATTATCCTCTCAACTATTTTGCCAAAGACGGTTATATTAATATGCAGTTCTTAACCCGCATACCATTACAATTTAAAGAACCATTCATGCTCGTGCTTGCTAAAAAATCAGACATTAATCTTTCTAATTTTATTCAACTTCTTGAAAGTTCACTTACATCTACATCTACGTCTACGTCTACATCTACATCTACATCTACATCTATAACTTTACCATAACAGATATGTCTTTCGCGGTATCAGCACCAGTAAAATTTATCCCTTCTTTGTCATGCTCGTTATCCTTCTCTTTCTCCATATCCGTATTCTTCGTCACATTTTCTTCCTTTACAGAACCACCATCCACAATAATATCCAAAACATTATGTTCACCTGACTCGGCGACCCTCATCCGCTTCGCTATCACACGCTTCGTATTTTGTCTCTGTAACATTCTCATTATTAAATGATTGCTTATTGATAAAACACTCATATACGTTTTATACTTGAATACACATACCGACGTATTTGACTTTACAAACTTTATACTATACCACCAATACGCAGGTATATGTATCATTTGCCCAGGGACTAATGTAACATCCATACTACGTAATTTATCAAAATCACTCTTATATTTATCCTGTACATTCCACGGATTCACCGGCGATATAAACTCGAAATTCTCATAGTCATTCGACGAATATAAATACTTTGTAGACTTCGGTGCAAATAATCTTATTATTACCTTACCATTCGTTACCAACATGTAATTGCGATAATTCACATCATATCTAAGCGGCGTTTCAGCATTAAGAGATGCAAACATTATATCGTACAAACACGACGAAACCATCGATGGTCTCAAAAATATATCATTATTTTTGTAATAGTTAATAACCCCGGAATCTTCTAAAAAATCATAGTTATTTTCGCTTATATATTGCGAGTCTTTGTCTTTTTTAAATAATTCAACCGAATCGCTTATCGCTAAAGGGACATATAATTCAGTCTCATCGTCATAGTCTTTTGTGTTCCTTATTTTTATATCAAACCCACCATAGTTCGCTTTAATACTATTGAAATTACAATTCGTCATTAACTTCTCATTCATAAAATCTGTCACAACCGGTTGCCGTAAATCACACACCTCCTCTAATTTCTCCTTTGATGGATCACACATTTCATATATCTCTAAATCGTCCACCTTCTTCAAATGAAAACATACATGTAAATAAATAAATAATACAAAACAAAATACGATTATAGCTATAACTTCTTTCATGCGAATATATTTATTTTTACTAATTTATTTTTATACTAATATTTGCCAATTTATACTCATTCGTTTTTATAATAATAATATAAAATTTATCCATTTTATATTATTTGTTTTCCTTTCGATTTTTCATTAATCTCTCGAACCTCATACGTCTCATATGTATCCAACCATTAACTATCGACACCTTGCTCATCCTCTCCCTCCTCTCCCTCCTCGTCCCCCTCCTCCTCGTCTTCTTCGCCGCCATCTTCATGTAACACTCCATTCTCGACCGGTTCTACAAATTCTTCTAAATGTGTAACCGATAAAGTGCAACCACCATCAATAGAATTCGGGTTGTAATCTGCGTAATCCGCGCCGTTATTGTTTTGTCCCACATACTCTTCATTATTGGGAATATATACATCCGACATTCCACCAATAACCGTATTGTCATACCTATTGTACCCTCGGTTATCGATAGTACTAGACGATGGTATCCCATTCGAAAGAAGCTTCATTACAAGCCCCGATAACTCGTTTAATGTAGTCTGTTGAGAATTCAATAAGGCACGCAATGACTCATTTTCCTTCTGAAGAGGCTCGATTTGATTTATTATATCAGATAAATTCGTATTCGTCAATATATTATCAAGTATTTTTGTTATAAAAACAGTATTATTTACAAGTTTATCATAAGAGAAATCACCACCCCCACTTGTCTTATTACTATCGCTACTACCATTTTCTGACACCATATTTGCCGCCCCCACTGCACCTCTATCTACGCGATTTGTTAACATCTGTATTTTATTTGAATGCTCATTAAGTATCGCATCCATATTTAATAATTCGTCGTGATGCAACTTGAATAATACATTTGGCGGAAGAGCCGCACCCGATGGCAGACACGGTAACCCCGCCGAACTAATTGGCAAGTCGCGAATGTGAATACCATCCACCTCCGTCATAGCCCTATTGTGTATAACCGTATTTACCGTATACGGATTTGCTACATTTACATTACTATTGCTATTACTTGAACCAGGAGTAGGTACTCTTGTCTGTATTGGCGCTGGAGGCATGGGTGGAGCTGATTTCGCAGCCGCTGCAGCCGCCGCAGCTCTTTGCTGTAACTGCTGAAACAACTGTTGCTGAACGTGTGGAGGGAGTTGGCGAAAATTTGGAGGTAAACCGGGCGGCAATCCAGGAGGCATACCCATCGCTTGCCCCTGTCCAGGACCACCTCCAATAGGCGGAGGACCACCACTTCGTCGCTTCTTTGCTGCCGATATTGATGCACTATTACTCATGTTAGCAATCTTATATATTTCATAGTAATAGTATTTTAAACCCTTTTTTACGCAATCATTTAAATTATTTTAATTCCATTTTCCTAAAAATACACCTACGCGACGAACTTTAATTGTATCGTTTCATGACTTTTATAGTCTACCAATTTAATATCCTCAATTCGGTAATTTTCGATATTCTCACGGTTCTCTTTCGTCTCATGTATTTCTATCCTCGCAAACTCGTACGGCTTCCTACTCAGTTGTCCTCTTAACGCATCTATATGCTCCTCATATATATGCGCATTCCCCAAATGATACACAAACTCCTCCGCTACTAAACCCGCATGTTTAGCAATTATATGCGTCAATGCCGAATAACTCGCTATATTAAATGGCACACCCAACCCAACATCCCCACTCCTCTGATATAATGCACACGATAACTTGTTGCCATCCGATACATTGAACTGCATCAATACGTGACACGGGGGTAGCGCCATCTCTTCCAACTGACACGGATTCCACGCACTTAATACCAACCGTCTACTTGCTCTAACAATAGAATCAGGACTCTTTAATGCATCTATAATTTGCTGAAGCTGATCTACACCCTTCCCATTATAGTCGACATCACACCCCGCATATGGTGCATTAAAATGCCTCCACTGATGCCCGTACACTGGTCCAAGATCCCCCTCCTTATTGTCGTGCAGACCTCTACTATCTAGAAACTCGCGCGATGCATTACCATCCCATATATGTACCCCCTGGTTGCGAAGTTTTTCGTTACTTGTATCTCCTTTAATAAACCACAGCAGTTCCTTAAAACACGTCTTCCACGCTGTACGCTTTGTAGTCAATACTGGAATTTTGCCATCACGTAAAGAAAATATCATGGATGCACCAAATATAGATCTTGTAACCCCATTGCGTCCTTCCTCTACTGACCCACTCTCTAAAATATCATGAATGAGGTTTAAATACTGATATTCTTCATGTTCTTCGCCGGCACTAAAATCGGCTTCATTAGGATTATTATAATTACGTTTCATATTATATTTAGCAAGTTTTTTCAACATTCGACGAATATCTTTTAATAATTACTATTATTTATAGTATATATTAAATATCTTTAGTATATTTTTTTATTGTTTAATTTTCTTTTATTTAATTTCTTAATATAATTCATATATAAAATGGACGACGACAGTATAAAACCTATTACCAACCAAGGATTTTTCACTTATGTGTTTAAACTATCTAGATTTAAACAAGAGGATTTGATGAATATTGTTCAATATACTCTCCTCTCCATTGCACCTGTTATATTGTTTGTATACTTTACTAAAAAATACTTCCCCACAGTAGACCAAGATGATTCATCTTTATACATGTTCACGATTACCGTTATTCATTTATTGGTTATGATGATAGGAATATTCTTTATTGATAGAATTATTAACTATATTCCAACATATAGTGGAAAATATTATGAAACCATCAACTTAACAACGGTTGTACTTATATTTGTTCTCTTTATGCTTCTCGATGAATCGGGATTCAAAGATAGAACAACCGTTATGTTGGAACGATTCGATAAATGGTTCTTTATCGACGACGCCCTTATTCGAAAATTCGGCGGAGAAGTTCGCCCATTCAACTTGAAAATAGATGACATTTCCCACAATAAAAATTCAGGTAAAAAAAATAATAAGAAAGGTAACGCAGCTAATACCGGTAACGCTCCACGCGCCGAAGGTATGATGACCCAACAGCACGTACCATCTCAACCTATCCCCGTACATGGTCCAGTGGTACAACAACCAATGACTCAAATGTATATGGGAGGCGGCGGCGGCGGAAGAGGACAACAAGGCGGCGGCGGTGGCGGTTATGACCAAGGACAACAGGGCGGATACGGTGATGACAGCATGATGGGAGGCATGCCCGAACCAATGGCTGCAAATGCTGCCCTTGGTGGAGGAGGATTTGGCTCGGCATGGTAAGAAGTGACCGATGACCAATGACCAATGACCGATGACCAATGACATAGTGTCTAAATAAAATATATATTATTGTTTTTAAATAGTTTTACCAAAACAATAATATATCACTCACTCGCAACAACAAAACTCTCTTAAAAAATATTGCAAACATCCCACCTTCGCCCCACTATTCGCCCCACTATCCGCCGCACTATTCGCCACATTATAATGACTTATCATATCCGCATCACGTGACCTATACGATGACGTACACGCAGTATACGAAATACGCGCATTCGCACCTTCATGAAAAAACAACTCACTACGATTTGCATGCCCACCACCAACACTACTCTCGTTTTGACACGGCGACTGATACATTCTATGATACGCAACCTCGGTCGCAGGAGTACATAGCGCACCATCATATATACCATAATGCGTAAGAGTTTCTATCATTATTCGATTTTATTTATAATTATATCTCACAACCAAGTCACACAACCTTATACTTTACATATATTATTTTTTTACTTTTATATGCATTCCATAAAATAACCTATTTGCTTCTGGTTGCATTTTGCATTTATATTACGATTAAACACAAATCTCACGCTCCTGTATCACCTCATGTATAAACAACCCTCACATATCTAACTCCTTCTTGTCCACAATAACCTCGCGACTCACCGCTCTTATTATTTTCCTACCATTCTTCGCCTCATCCTCTATCGGCTCTGATATATTCCTCAACATTGTTAAATACTCCATCTGCTTTCGCTCCGTCTCTATCCAATCCGGATTCTCCTCCGCCCATATCTGTAACGCCGTTCTCTCCTTATCCGCTATCTTCTCTATCGTATTCCTCATTATCTCATGCGTCTCATCCTTCTCCCACTTCTCATGATCCTTTATATACATCGTCTCCCTCTTCTTATCCGTACAATGTATCGGTCTCTTATAAATATCCAACTCCTTCAACCCCCTTATCATCACATTACTAATACCCTCCACTAACCCATTCTTCTTCGAATATAATAAATCCTCAAACGTTATCTTCAACGAATCCACAAACTCGGATATATTCAAAGCATCTTTGCACTGCTCGTTCAGAAATACATTCAAATTGAAATTGTTCGTCATATTATTATTATTATTATTTGTTGTATTATTATTATTTATGATAGTATTATTGTTACCTATCTTTGGTAAAACTTCCTTCAGAATCTGGCGAATCTCTTCATTGTCCTTTAATAATTTTAGAATAAGACCATCCTTGTCCATGTTATTAATATCTTTAAACTCTGACAATATTATATCATTCGTTTTATCATTTGTTTTATCATTCATTTTATCATTCGTTTTATCATTCGCAATCGGACACTTTTGTTTATGCTTCCAAAGCCCCATACGCGTTGTGTATGTTTTTGAACACTTGCATTTGATGATATTAGTAGGGTCGGTAACGGCAGTTTTTTGTAAACTTTTGTAAACTTTTGTAAACTTTGCGTGTTTGGGTGTCTCAAGGTGTACTTTATAATTATTTTCTTTGTAACATTTGAAACCACAAGGTTCACAAGAAAAACATACTACGTTTTTATTATGATTTACTTCTGGTCGTGGTTTTTGTCCCGAAACTATTGCATTATGTTTTTTCGTATCATTGTGTTTATTTAATAAATCATTGGTATAACAATGTATATCGCAGTGTTCACAGTAATATATTTTTTTTTCTTCACACTCCTTAATATCCATATTAACATTATTTGGTTTTGGTTTTGGTAATGGTAATGGTTCAACACTGTTAAGCGTCGCATTAAGTAAAATAAAATATTCATGTTCCTTCTGTCTAGCTTCATAGTTATCTTTACAATTAAAAAAATTAACTATTTCCATGTTCCAATTATCCCACCCATTGTTATTTCTTATCACTTCATATAGTTTACACTTATAGTTACGTGACTTAGTATTTGTACAGCTCTGCTTATGAGCATGTTTTCTTTGAACAAAGTTGGTCGTGTGTCCAACATACACATCTGTAACAGTGGGGTTTTTACAAGTTATTTTATAAATAATCGTATTCGTGTAGTCAATGTCTGTTTTGGGCATAATCTTAAAATAATCTTAAAATAATCTTAAAATAATCTTATTATATAATTAGTATACAAAAAAATTCCTAAATCCTTTTATTATAAGATATACAATTCTTAAAAAATTTATCGTCACAAAATTTTCAACTTAAAAATACGATTTAGACCATTATGGTCTGAGTGATGAAATCGATGTTTTTTTTATATCTCTACCCCCACTTTTCAAAAATGGACATTTATAAATGTCCTTTTTTCAAAACCCAGCCCTAGATTTGAAATTTTTATACATCATCACTTCTTTGGCGTACGCCCTACCCATTTTCGTGGGCTTACCTTTATGCTTTGATTATTTTTTATTTTATTATAGCAACGACTGCATTATGCAGTGGGGCACAAATCGCGCGAATATTTTGCGAAAGATGGGTGCGAACTATGGGAACGTCTTTTTCGAAAACAAGGATGGTCGTTTTTTGGGGATGTTTTGAATACTCGCCGCTAACGAAATCCGAATCATGTCCCAAAATGAGGGGGTCTTGTTTTAGCCCATTTTTCGCACTTTTTTGTCCATTTTTTGGGGGATCTTTTGTATTTTTTAGTATACACACTTAACAATTTAAATAATATCTTATATATAACTATATACAGACACCGCCATGAGTTTGAACGTCGATGACCTTCTTAAAGCACTAGATAATGAAAATAATACTGGCATCGCCGGCTTAACCACCGCTAAAATAAAAAAAGAAAAAAATGATATACTACAAAAACTACAACTTTCAGGTCAAGAACTTAAAGACCTACACGCACGTCTCGCTGATTATAGATACATCAACGAATTAAACGAACTTCAGCTTGGACGATATATACGATGGATACCACTCAACGCTGAAACCGCCGAAATTAAACTCACAAAAGGAGCATTCACCGTAAATACATTTCTTAACGAAGATGGCGTATGCATCGTATGCAATAACAGTTATCGACGCCCCATCATCGTCAAATTCGATAAGGTTCTCATATTTCAAAAATTATCCGAACAAGAACAAATTCTTATCTCCGCAATCGACTTTCTTGATAAAAAATAATCTAGTGTAAAACTTTATATTTTATCTATACTATAAGCAATATCCTTTTATGTGAGATTTTGCATAACAGTTTGGCGAATAATGCCCCTTTCTTCCACAACGGAAACATGTACCACCTTTCCCTACTTTACATACGCTTATATGCTCATAATAGTAACAATCCTCTTTAAATTTTTTGCCGCATTTATCACAAACGTGACCTACTCCATCACTGTCATCGTCATCATCATCATCATCATCATCATCATCATCATCGTCATCATCAACAGTTTGCCAATCATCATCATCATCTGAAACAATACGACTATCTTTATTTTTTGTATAGTATACACACTCTGCTACAAAGTGTCCCTTTTTCCCACATTTGAGACATTCGTCCATAGCTCCTCTTAGCTCATCATTTATTGACTGTATTTGATTTTCTGTAAGTTCAATTTGTGTGTATGTTCCTCCTCTAACATTTTCAATACCATACTTTAACATATATTCTTTTGTTACTTTATCTTCTTCAAATGGTGAGACATTTTCTATTGTTTTTTGCAACTTTAATGGTTTATATTTTTTTGTCCATGACGAACCACTCCCTTCAAAATGTTCGATGCATCGTTTGAAAACATCATTACTTTTACCAATATAATATTTTCCCTTCTCAAGGAGAAGTACGTATATATTAGTGTTTGACATTAAAAACTAATATATATATTTAGTTGTACTATAAATTTCAATTTTATATATTATAGTATTTATCATATTTTCTCAAAACCTTCATCCTCTTCCTCCTCGTTCTTCTCCGCGTCCTGTTCAATACTCCTTTCACCAACTCCATACATTCCATCGCATGACGCCATCGCAGGTGAGCACTGAAACGACGACCCCACTACATTATTCGCACTTTCTACACCATGATCGCATTCCTCATTGTCATAGTCTGCGAAGAAATCTTGCACGTTATTTAATGCCTCCGATGCCCCCAATGTATAATTATCATCATACTCTCCTTTGCACCCACTGTACCCCTCGCAAAAGTTTGAATAACTTAACGTATCATACGTAGAATGTTGCTCAAAACCATATTTCACCATATACGTCAACGTCTTGTCGCATTCCTCAACTTGATTGTTCACTTGTGTAACTATACCCCTAAGGCGGGACGGCGTTTCAAAACATTCGGCGAATTCGGTATTAAAATCTTCCACCTTGGATATGCGCCGACGAAGAACACCAATTTCGGCACATTTTTTTGAATTGTCGCGCGATCTTTGTTTTGCATGACGAAGCTTTGACTCGTGTTCTGTCATGATATCCGCGATTCTATCTACTACCTTTTCATTTTCAACCATGCGCTCATTTGCGCATTTTATCGCATCAAATGCGTAGTCGATTTCTATATTTGTCGACGCTATTTTTGTATCATTTTCATTGTGACATACTTTGAGAGCATTGATGCCTTTCTCGGCAATCACCATGCGATCCGCTAACCCAAGATTTACCCAGTCGTTTACACGAGACTCTAGGCGGTCAAGTCTGCTTGTTATTTTTGATACATGGGCTATTAACAGCTCAACAGATGAAACAAGCTCGCCATGTGATGGAAGCCGATTCAAAGTAGGAACATTTACCATCGGTGTATAAAATTGCGGATTGTGTTGATAAAATTGTGAATTCTGGAAGTATTGACCAGCGGATGAAGACATTTCTGTTTTGATTTATATGACTGTTTGTATATTATATAAAGTTATATTTAATATTTTTCAATTTTATAACATATAATATATTAGAATCGTCGCGTAAATTTACTCTGGATAAAAATGAAACACGCAAATATAAATAACGGTACGATATTATAGTCTCTTCATTTTTACTTAATTTTTACGTCCTTTTTGTTCTATTCTTGGGTTTTATTCTATTTCTTCGATTTCTTGGATGGGTAATACTTCTTCTTCTTCGTGTTTTCATCTTCTTTGTTTTTTTCACTGAACTTGTTTTTTTTTTAATCCCATTGCCACCTCCGGGAAAGGCAGGTCGATGTTTTTTATAAGATGGTGTAACATGTTTATTAATACCCGATGCATTACCAGAACAAGACATATCTAAAATAAATGTTGTCTTCGAGTCACCCCTCCCTGAAGTACAAAAGTGTATACAATCTTCCATTGTGAACCAATTTGTCAAACCATCTTGAGACAGTGTTACTCTATTCCCAAGTCCTCCAATTACATCACTGGGAGTAAAAAATGTTTGTTTACATATAACTCTTCCCTTTCTACCTATAGTAAAATTTAGTTTTGCAATACCCATGTGAAGTGGTATATCGGCGATACTATACGATAAATATTTATTTGTAAATGGCATATGTGTATTTCCAAAACCTTTTAATAGAGCAAGATTTCGACATCTATGCGATGCACTATCATATGCACACCGACAGTAATCGGGCCACGGATCGGGGAATTGGCGGCACATTTCTGGAAACCTTGTACAGTCGCGCTGTTTTATAGCTAGGCGTAAACTTTCGAGAAGTAGTAAAAACATTTCAAAATTCATCGAAAAACGTTGTAGGGGTACGGGTTTTAAGCTTCCTCTACCTCTTTTTTTTGTTCCGCCAGATGAAACCGAACTACTAGCTCCACTCGATAATAGACCGTTTACTACACTTCTACAAACTCTAAAATTACCAGTAAATTTAAAATCAGTAAATAAGTTATTAAGAGTCGCTAAAGATGTTTGGAAGGTTGAGAGTAATGCAGCAGTAAAATCAAAACAATACTTACATATTCTAGATAATGTACTCTCGGGTCTAGTATCTGTTTCAGGTATAGGCGTGGCGGTTATTATTTGGTTAAACTTACCGGTTATAGCATCTATGATATGTATGATCATTTCGTTTTTTAAAAAACTTCTCCAAAATTGTAATTCCTTAAATGACCCTATATTTGGGAGACCTGTGGGAGCAAAAGCTAAATATGCTAGATTCTCAATATCGGATAAATCATCTGTATTTATAGTTAGTAACCCTTGTCTTTGAGCGTCAACTGCTTCTTGGGTTACATCGGTAATTCCGTGAAATAAAACACAAAGTATCGTGATATGGTCAATCTCTATATCCGTCCCGTCTCCACCGGAAAGTCCTGAATCTTTACGGTTAAGATGACGACAATCTGCACTGGAAAGTGTCATATTATCTGTTACGTTATTAAATACTGGATCGGGAGGTGGTGATAAAGAACGCCGTGATAAACGTGGTGATAAAGAACGTTGTGTTAAAAAACGGCGACTGGGGCTAGGCATATATATACGCAAACAAAAAATAATAATACAATAACCTCCTAATCTATGTGAAACGCGACGATTAGCAGTGTGTACAAATGAATATTTTTCCGTCGCCGCGGCAATGGTCGGAATTCGATGGATCATTGGGATACAAGATTTCGTGCGATGTTTGTCCATGAATATGAAATTTTGGGAACACTTCTTCTAGTTTTGCAAGCATTCCGCGGTCTCCAGCACTTATCAAATTGTCTTCGATATTTTTTTTCATTTGGAGGCATAGAAATTGCGACAGCGCTTGGAACGCCTCCTCTTCAGTTTGGTTGGTATATTTTCGCGAAAATTGTCTTCTGTCTACTGGTAACGTAAATTCATTTCTCCAAAATATATCACAAGACATGCTTAGTGTAAGGTGTACAAAATCACTCGCATTGGTTTTGCGCTCATTGAGATTGTTATTGATGCTGGCGTTGTTGTTTCCAGTAGTCATTGTTTGAGGCTGTATATACGAAACGTTTGGGTTCTTATATACATTATATATGGTTTATTTGGCTTCAATTTTCCGAACCCGCGGACTCGAATAAGAGGAAAAGAGAGGTGTAGTAGATTGAAAGTGTAAAAGTGTGGTGGTTTTTGAAGAGCGCGAAAGAGAGTATTAGGGTTACGAAAAGAGGGAGGTTTAGAGTATAAAAAATTA